CACTACCATTAGATACTATAAGAGAGAAAGGCTTAGCTAGCTCATATAAAGGGTAACACTTGTCTATTACCTCTAAGTATGTATTGATGAGTTAGTGTCTTATATATTCATATAAAGCTATATAGATATACTTATATAATCATATAATTGTATAGAAAGAAACATAGGTAGCGTATGGGGAATGGATAGTAAACATCAGGGTTGGGTGTGTCCCTGTTCAGTTTTTCTCTATATAGAAGCTTTATCCGGCCTACCTAGATTACATTATTCGGAATTACCCTATATGGCTTTACTTACAATGATTAACGTATTACCAGTAGAATAAGGATAAGGGTGAGGATAATGTAATAATCACCTAATAGTTGTCTATATGAGATAAAGTTCGTATATTAAGGTATATTAAAACAATAAAGGTTATGAGTAGTTACACAAGGTTTGATAGACATGAGGTCTTTAATTCAGAGGATAGGTCATTAGTATTAGATATCATTAAGGTGATGCCTAGAGAGGACTATGATACGGTTAATCATCTATATGGATTGTTTGATGGTTATCTATATGATGGTCTAATAACAGATGTATCTAATAACGATACCGTTACTCCATCTATGGTAGAGGATCTATCAGTACTATTATATAAGACAACTCAGTCTATATTAGCCTCTAAATAAGATCTACATATGGATAAGATAATAGCATTTACTGAGAGGTATATACAGAGGCCTATAATGGTAGGTATTACTCTATGGTTAATATATCAGATAGTTACTATAATAGTTGGCTAACAAAGATATATTTCGTATATTAAGGTATATTAATTAAAACATATACTATGATCAATCTATCTAATTACAAACCATTCTATTACTTCAACTCTTCTTCTAGATATAACAATCTAGATAAATCAACTCTTATAAAGGTCAACGGTGTGAGCCACTACCTCTATAGATAAACCTTACCCCTCCCAAATCTTACCCCTAACCTTCCGGACCTCGGCAGGCATGGCGATATCAAGGTGATATAACACTGACAGTATAGTTCCCTAAGGGGTTGGTAGTCTGCGTGATTTTGCCATACTGAGTAATATCGAGATGCTAGATTTTCGGTGTATAGTAATATATATTTATATATTGATATGTATTAGGATGATGCCCACATAAATAAAACGATAATGAGAAAAGCTATTATATAGTCTATATAGTTAAGCCTCTGTTTCAAAATGAAATATACGTTCTTGTGTATGTGTAGGTTTACCTATAAAAGTTTCAAAGTAAGTCTTTTCTACCTCTCTATCACAATCATGTAACAGTATATTAGAGTAACTTAAATTACTAGCATTAAATATACTTTGCATTCTACCGGGTGTATACTTATGAAAACCCTTAGGACCATCTATAAAGATTATATCCCAGTGACTCCCCTCTATCTCTTCTCCTAACGTTAGATATAATTTATCAGTATCTTGAAGTAATTCCTTCCATCTTACTCTTTGAGTAGTATAGTTGATAGGAAATGTATTTAAGTGTTTATAGTTTCTTAAGTAGATAAAGTTATCTTCTATAAAAACAGTTTTTCCATCCTTATTAAGATCGTTCCATATATTACTATCGCTACCTAATCCAAATACTAATACATTACAAGGAGCATAAGACTTAATTAACTCTCCTACATACCTATATTCATTTTCAGTACATAGTCCTACTTTACCTAATTGTTTATATGGGTCCTGCTCTTCCATATACTAAAAAAAGTATGACAGTACCTATAATAAAACTGATATACCATCTTCTGTTAAGTTTATTAATTACGTCTCTATCGGTAATTTTAAGATAAGGTATCAGAAGTACATCTTTGACTAAATTAAATATCACCATTACTATTGTGAAACTTAACATAGCGTAAACGAATTGGTAGTTAAACATATTGACTTTTATTATACTAATAATATATGAACTTTTTTGGTAGTTTCCAACGAAATCTTAGGGAAAAAATTTGCGAGAATTTTCGGTATATAGGTTTTTAGTTCATATACTATAATATAAGAATATTTATACTTAGATGCAAGAGTTAAACCCACATGTTTTATTCTCGATCTTCGAAAAAGGAGATGAAGAGGTTTATAAAGAGCACAATATGGAAGAGCTCTTAGATAATCCTTTTGTTCTTATGGGAATGGTAATAAGAGGTATAGATAATTACCATACTATGGACTTAATGCATTTAAAACATTTCGGTAAACCTTATAGAGATGTTAGATTTAAAGTAAGAAATCAATTTTACAACAAATTATTCGGATATCTTAAAAGAATAGACAGTACTAAGTTCGAGACTAAGTACACTATATCTAGCTCTTTCGATACAGACGATGTATTTAATGGATTAGACGTGCTATTAAGATATTTTGAAAAGAGAGAAGAGTATGAGAAATGCAGTACTATAAAGAAATACCAGGATCTTTTAGAAATACAGAAGGAAATAGTTGTCTAGTAACTTATTTATTCTTATATTTAAGTAAATAAAGGTTATATGAAGAAGCTTTTTGTATACGGCTGTTCTTTCTCTTGTGCTTTTCAAGATTTAGAAGAATTACCGCCTATTAGAACTAAAGAGGGTTGGCCTCAAATAGTTGCGCATAAGTTAGGTTTTAAGTATGTTGATAGATCACGACCGGGTTATGGTTGGAATCACATAGTTCTTAATTTAGATAACGACATTGCTAATAAAAGAATCAGTAAGCATGATGTTATTATAATAAGCCCTTCTTATTTTCAACGTATTACTTTCCCGGAAATAGATGATAAAAAGATAAATCAAGAGTGGGTAGAGTTTAGTGCTAGATATAGTGTAGACATAGATGAGGTCGTCTCTATGAATATCTTAAGGTTTTACTATAAGGTAATGTCATTAAGGGAGTTAGGATATAACATATACGGGTGGTGTTGGACGGATAACAATTTTGAAGAACCGAAATCAATAAAGCTTCTTAATGATATGTCGGATTACTTAATAAGTTCTCCTGATGGTCGAGTTTATTGGTTAGAATGGATATTAGATAATCCTGAATGTATGTTAATACCTGGTAAAAGAATGCCTAAAGGTGCACATACGGGAGATAGTCATTTTAGTAAGTATGGACATAGTGTAGCAGCAAAGCATTTTATTAAGAATTTATTAATTAAAAAAAGTACTATATAGTTATGGCAGTTAAAAGAATTACCGAAGAATATGCTCAAGGATTAATCAAAGTCTCTGAAGATCAAACCGATACCGAGGCTACGTACTTTACTCTTACTCCCAGTACTCAAGGAGATGATTGGGAAGATGTTACATACTATACTAATAGACCTAAAGAGATCCAGATACCAAAAGGTATGACTGGTTGTCAATGGGTATATGTACTAACTAATCCTACAATGCCTGGTCTATGTAAGATAGGCTTTACTAAGAATAAACCGTCTGATAGAGTTAAGCAGATCAATTCTGCTACTGGTGTAGCGGTAGACTTCGTTGTCGAATGGGCTTTTCCTTGCTTTAATGCTCATGATGTAGAGAAACAGGTACATAGGTATCTTGAAAGAAATGGTTTTAGAGTAAATAAAAAGAAAGAGTTCTTTAATATCTCTGTTCAAGAAGCTAAATCCGTTGTTAAACGTATAGGAGATCCTTATAAAATGGAGTCCATAGAAGAGAATTATAAGTAAATCGCGGGACAACTTGCGCGTTTTGCGCGGCGAGCTAAAGCTTTTAATAAAAAAATTATATGCCCCACAAATCTTTTAGTAAAAAAGTTTTTTATTACGTTTATTATTAATATCTTAATAATATTATATATAAAATATATATAGATATAATAAATAATAATATATAAGTATATAAATATATATAAATAATCAATAAAATAATTAATATGTCATTATCGGCCGAACAAATACAAAGTAATTACGAGAAGCACCATAAGATTATAGATACTTACATAGGTGACCGTAAGGATTCCGTTAAATCTATGATTAAACATATGGAGGAAACTTACGTAATGGCACCTGCTAGTGGTAAGTCATGGTACCATAGTGCTTTTGCAGGTGGTTATGTCGATCATGTTAATAGAGTAGTGGAATATGCGGTGAAGCAGTCTAGGTTATACGAAGAGATGGGTGGAACAATAGATTACACCGTAGAAGAACTTGTCTTTGCCGCATTATTTCACGATTTAGGTAAGATAGGAGATGGTGAACAACCTAACTATATACCTCAGACTGATAAATGGCGTCAAGATAAGCTATCAGAAATGTATACCTTCAATTCAGACCTTGACTTTATGCTCATACCAGACCGTTCTCTGTTTATTCTACAGAAATTTGGTATACAAGTCAGTCAGAAGGAGTTTTTAGCTATAAGATGCCATGATGGAGTGTTCGATAAAGCTAATGAAGCATACTTTTTCAGTCATGTTGAATCTTCCAGACAAAAAACATCTATTATATCAGTTTTACACAGTGCTGACTTCTTAGCTTCTAAGGTTGAGTATGATATTTGGAAAAGAAACGGTGGTAACTCCACTCCTAAACGTCCTAAAACCACATCCTCTACAGGAAAATCGGTTAAATCTTCAGAAGGACTATCAAATATATTAAAAAACTTATAATGACAATAAATCCGCTACTTTTTTCCGGAATAATAGGTAGTTTAGTTGCTTTTTCAATTATTCTAGTTTATATTATAAATAACCTTCTTAAAAAGGTGGAGTTATATGAAGATATTATAGAAGATCAAACGAAATATCTCAAAAACTTATCTAATTTAATAGAAGAAAGTGAAGAGTACCTTAAAAAACTTGACGATCGAGGGGTCTTTCAGTCAGACGACGAAATAGGTACATTTTTTAATAATTTGAAAGCAGTACAAGACGAGCTTAATAAATTTAAGCTTCCCTCATCATATGGCAAGGAAGAAATCCAAAGCTAATTACTTTACAAAAGAGACAGAAGAGTACATAGTTAAATATAATAATTCTACAGACATAGAATATAGAAATAGTATATTTACAGAACATATTTACCTACCATTCTATAAATTAGCAGAAAATATTATACATACTTTTAAGTTCTACTATACAGATGTAGAGCAGATTGAAGATTTAAAGCACGAAGTAGTAACAGTTCTGTTAGAAGAGAAAATAATGAAGTTCGACCCTACTAATGGAGCAAAAGCATACTCTTATTTCGGCACTATAGTTAAAAGATGGTTGATAAACTATAACAATAAGAATTATAAGAAACTTACACAGACTGAATCTACACCAGACAGCTTTGCCTTAAACGTACCCTCTTATATGGTAGTAGGAGAACATAAACTTGATTATGATGATGCTATAACATTGGGTAACTATATCGATATTTGGGTTGATAAAACGTACGATAGGTTAAATGAGCTATTCTTCAAAGATTCTGAAAGAAAGATAGCTGACGCTATTTTGACTATATTTAAAAAAAGAAGCGATTTAGAGATTTTTAAAAAGAAAGCTCTCTATATCTATATAAGAGAAATGACAGATTGTGAAACTCCTCAATTGACAAGAGTTATATCTACCCTTAAGAAAGACTTTTATGAAGGTTATCTAAAATTATATGAAAGAGGAGTATTAGTAACTAACTTAAATAATAAGTAAGTAACTATTTATAATAAAAATATCATGAGCTTAGATAAAGAAATATTTAATGGAAAGACTCTATCTGACCTCTTTAGTGAAATTCACGACAACTCTACTAATACCAGAGGTCAAGTTAAAGCACTTATTGGAGAACTAAAACCTCTTATAGAAAATATAGGAGACGCTACTTTAATCGTTCCTATGATAAAAGAGTATATGGAGATAGGAGTAAAGAATGACGAAGCTTTAATCAAGTTAGCGACTATCATACAACGTATAGAAACAGCTCAAACTAAAGGTGATGGAAGTGATATGTTTGACTTCTCTGAATTGCAGGACCTTCTAGAAGAATCTCAAGAAATAGAAAAAGAGGTAAAAGAAGAACCTAAACAAGAGGAATAATATGTCAGATAATAAGATTTTAGCATCAGTAGCTAGAGTTGTAGATGTAGTTACAGATGAATCTCATCCCTTCTTTGAATCTTATGGTGATATAGGAGCTATAAGATACAGGCTTCTAGACTCATCCGGGAAAGAAGGTGATTTAAGATCTTTAGATTTAGCTTATCCTATTGACCGTAATATATTTTCATTTCCTTTAACAGGAGAGGTAGTACAACTATACGTAGGACCCAAAGCACAAGACGTTGTCGATATAGCTGATTCAACAAAAATATACTATGGGTCTTCTTTAGCCATATGGAATCACCCTCACTTTAATGCTCACCCAGACCCTGGATTAAGAGAAGGAGATCCCAACCCAGGACCAGGAGTAATAGAAAGAGGGGATATTTACCCTATGCTTCCTTTTATGGGGGATGTATTAATAGAAGGTAGACATGGTCAATCTATTAGAATGACAGGTGTCAGAGCAAATCAACAACCTTTAGTTAATAGTCAAAATAACGGTAAAGCTTTGACTATAATAAGAAACGGACAAAAAGAAAGTAAACTTCCTCAAGCGTTAGCTGATTTTACCGAAGATGGGTACACACCGCAAGTTGAAGATATAAATAACGACCGTACATCTATATACTTAACATCTGATCATATTATACCATTGATTCCTGCTAATGAAGAAAGAGGATCATTTTTAAATTTTGGTCCTTTAAATACTGATCTATATAGAGGAGCTCAAGCTATAATACAGTCAGACCGTATAGTATTAAATGCAAGAGAAGAGAGCGTACTTTTATCAGGTAAACAAAACGTAGCTATAAATTCCTCTAATGTCCATTTAGACGGAACCGATAGAATAGTATTAGATGCTAAAAAAATATATATAGGTAGTCAAGCATTTAAATTGAGAAATGCTCCAATGAGGGTGGGACCAGCAGAAAGCCTACAGCAGCCAGCTGTATTAGGAGGTCATGCAGAAACTATCCTGTTAGAAATCTTAGAAGCATTAACTGAATTAATTGAAGCATTAGGAGCAGTTAAAAAACCTGATATATGGATACCAGGAGTTATAAACGCAGCAAACTCCGTAGAAGCACTTGTTGAGGGTATAGAAACTAGAGTACGTACAGATTTAAACTCTAAAAAAGTATTTGTTGAGTAATGGCTACATTCATTAAAATAGAAGAAGATAAACTCAAAGAGCATATTAACTCTCAGTTAGGTAAACTAAAAGGAGTTATAAAGAATAAAGCTAGGCTAGCTTATAAGATACTTATACGTAAGTTTAAGCAAAGAGCTATTCAAAGTGCTACTGCACTGGTACTTCAAAAAGTATCACCAACTCTATGTGATGACTCTTCAGATATAGCTAAAGGAGTAGAACAAGTAGGAGATTTTCTCAAAGGTGTAGGTGACACTACCAACAAATTAACACAAATAGCAGGTAAAATACTAGGTCCAATTACTAAGCTTCTAAAAATAGTAAGCATAATAATTAACCTACCTATACCTACTTCAGTCCCTCCCGGTATAGGTATTACTATTTCAGTCCCAAACAAATTACTTGATATAGTTCAAACCTTGAGAGAATTTGTTCTTAAAGCAACTTATCTTGCTGAATCTATTAAAAATGGAGTAGATACTATAAAAGCTCAATTAGACGCATTTACGTTAATTGCAGATAGAATGAATGATTTACTATCTTTTGCAGATTCTTTTTGTGCTTTAAACAGTGCATATCTTGAAGCTTTAGGTACAGGCGAAGACGTAGGAGCAATAAATCAAGATTTATTAGATGAATATGGAGATATAATTCTAGCCATGGCTAATTCTTTAGAGTTAATGCTAGACGGTCAAGATGACGGACAAGCTTTTGATTCAGCATCTCAAGATATGCTAGAGTTAATAGAGGATTACGCCATAGAAGAATTTATACCTGATGGAGTTAAATCTAGACTACGAAGAAGAAGAATAGACGATAGTTTTGGTACTACAGGTGGAGATGGTAAAAATGCTGAAGATGCAGACGGCCTAAACCTCGGCCCAGACGGATTACCTCTAGATGGTCTTGCAGGATTAGGTAACTTACCAGATACTAACTCAGAATTATACGAAGCAATAGACGGTAACATTTATATATTAAAAGTAGAAGAGGACCCAACGTCACCTGAAGTAGCAGCAAGAAGATTTGGTGTTGCGCAGACATTAGAAGGAGTTACTGTATTAAAATCTCCTCCTACTTTTACAACAAAAGCAAAAACTATTTTAGCTGATATCAGAGTAAGATTAGATACTCAGCTTTCAATACTTTAATTATTAGATATTTATTATTATGAAACTAGATACATTACGAAAAGTAATAAGAGAAGAAGTAAAAGCAGCTATAAAAGAAGAACTGCAAGACATGCTTACTGAAGCCGTAAAAGTTGCCAGTACACCGACTACTCCTAATGTACAAAAATTTAATGAATACAAACCAGTTGTACAGAAAGATTTAAAACAAACCTGGTCTACAGGAAAAATAAACACTGGAACTGTGCCTTTAGAAGAGATGCTTAATCAAACCGCAGGTGAAATGACTAGCGATGATTATAAGCAGATTACTAACGCTCAAGGTCCTACACCTGGAGCAGCAGCTACTACTACTTTAGCTAATCAAATGGGATTAACTGAAAACAGCGGACCTATGCCAGGAATAGATATAAGTAAACTAGACTTTGTAAGCAAAGCTAAAAGCGTATTAGACGCAGCAAATAAAAAAGATAAAAACAGATTACCAGTATAATGGCGTTTGAAGCAAAAAAAATTAATCCGTTAGATAGACAACCTCGTAAGGCTATAGGGGTATCTCTGCCTTTTACAGGACTGGGTGTATTTAATTCTACTTTTGCTACTAAAGACGCTATAAAGAATAATTTAATTAATTTTTTCTTAACAGGTAAAGGAGAAAGATTTTTAAATCCTACTTTTGGTACTGGATTAAGAAATCTATTATTTGAAAATATTAATAAAGAAAACATAGATGCAATAGACGGCGAAGTAAGAGATTCATTGCGTAATTATTTTCCTGCTGTACTACCTATAAATATTAACACAGTCGGAACACCGGATACAAATACAGTGACTTTTAGTATGAGATACCAAATCCAAGATACAGGAATAGAAGATACTTTAGCTATTAATTTTGAACTATAATGAAAGAGTTAAGAGATATAAAATATATTAACAGAGATTTTAATGATTTTAAAAATTCATTAGTTGAATTTGCAAAAAATTATTTTCCTGACACCTACAATGACTTTTCACCAACCTCCCCTGGCATGATGTTTATAGAAATGGCAGCATACGTTGGTGACGTACTCTCATTCTATTCAGACACCCAACTACAAGAAACATTTGTCCAACATGCAAAAAACCCTGAAAACTTATATTCCTTAGCCTATACTTTAGGTTATAAACCTAAAATTACAACAGTATCAGAAGTCGAAATAGATGTCACTCAAAACGTAGCCTCTACAGGGGTAAACTACGAACCTAACTTTAATCAAGCTTTGCTAGTAGCTGCTAATGCTCAACTAAAAGCAACTACAACAGGTCAGCCAGCTTTTCTTATAGATCAATCGATAGATTTTAGTTATTCTAGCTCCTACGATCCTACTACTATTACAGTAGCTTCTATAGCAGGAGGTAATCCTGCAGAGTATACGTTAAAGAAAAAAGCTAAAGCTTTTTCTGGAGAGGTAATTACTTCTACTGAAGTAATAGGAAATGCAGAAAAATTTAAAACTATAACAGTAGAAGATACAGACATTATTGGGATACTATCGGTCACCGATTCAGGAGGTAATACCTGGACCGAAGTTCCATATTTAGGACAAGAAACTGTATATGATGAAACAGCTAATACTGAAGACGACTCTTCTAAAGTAAGAAGCAAATTAACTCTTAAAAAAGTACCTTTTAGGTTTGTAACTAGATTTAACTCTACAGGAAACCTACAATTGCAATTTGGTGCTGGTGTTAGTGAATCAGACGATTCGGTAATTATACCCGATCCTACTAACGTAGGTATAGGAAACTCAAACGGTATATCTAGAATAGATCACTCTTACGATCCCTCTAACTTTCTTTTTACAAGAACATACGGTGCAGCTCCATCCAACACTACACTGACCATCAAATACCTTAAAGGAGGAGGTATAAACGCCAATGTACCTACTAATACTATAACTCAACAATCCTCAGTTACTGCAACAGCATCTGATTCAACATATGAAGGTACTCTTGCATTCAATAATCCTACTCCATCTACTGGAGGTAAAGACGGAGATACAGTTCAGGAGATAAGAGAGAACGCTCTGAGATCTTTTAACGAACAAGGAAGAGCAGTAACATTACAGGATTATAACGTAAGAGCTCAATCTCTACCAGCTAGATTTGGTACAGTAGCTAAAACATATGTAACTAAAGATGAAGCAACAGCAGACGAAGCAGGAACATCGCTTGTAAGTGATAATCCGTTTTCTCTTTCACTTTATACATTAGCATACGACAATAGTAAAAAATTAACTTACTCAACTGATAATCTAAAGAGAAATTTAAAAAACTATCTATCTCAATATATGATGATATCAGATAGTATTAATATTAAAGATGCATTTATAGTAAATATTGGTATAAATTTTGAAGTATTAGCTTTACCTAGCTACACAGGAAGACAAGTACTTTTAGATTGTATACAAAAATTAAAAGAATACTTTACTACCGCTAATAGAAATATAAATCAACCTATAAACTTAGCTAGAATAACTACAGTACTTGATAGAGTAAAAGGAGTACAGACAGTACAGAAACTAGAAATAGTAAATAAAGTAGGAGAAAATTATTCTGAATATGCTTACGATATACAAGGAGCCACAAGAAATAGTGTAGTGTATCCATCTTATGACCCTTGTTTTTTTGAAATAAAGTTTCCCGATACAGATATTAAAGGAAGAATAATAACAGTTTAAAATGGCAATATACAGACTATATCCTGAAGCAGATACATTTATTACTAGCTTTAAATCAGAATCTAATGCTGGTTTAGACGAAATAGTAGAATTAAACAGCTTTCCTAATAAAACAATACTAGGAGAATCTTCTAGAATTTTAGTAAAATATAGTACTACAGAAATTCAATCTACTTTAAATAACGTAGTAGATAGCTCTTTCTCCGCTAGTATTAATTACTCTATAGCAGATGCTTCAGAACTGAGAGATAATGTATTCATCTACGCATGGCCTTTAGCTGAATCCTTTACTAAAGGAGTAGGTAAAATAAGCGATACTCCTACTGATAGGTCAGGAGTAACTTGGAAACATCGTAATGAAAATAGAAGTAACGCATGGCAACTTGGAGTACTAGCATCTAACGCTACAGGCTCCTATTCAGGAAGTTTAATAGGAGGAGGAGTATGGTTTACAGGATCTAATAATATAGATCTAGAAACTACCTCGTCTATTACTGTTAAGGATAAAAAAGACATTGACATTAACGTTACTGAAGCTGTTAAACTTTACTATTCTTCTTCAATCGATAATAATGGATTTATTATTAAGTTAGATGACAGTTTAGAATTTAACACTACTTCTTCTATGAAGTTAAAGTACTTCTCTAGCGATACTAACACAATCTACAGACCCTACCTAGAATTAAAATGGGACGATTCTTCTTTCGTAACAGGAAGTAACTCAGTTATCGATACAGACCAGGCAACGATTGGAATAAACAATAACACGGGGGAATATAGTAATAACGGCAAAAAAAGATTTAGATTAACAAGTAAACCTAAGTACCCTACTAGAACATTTTCTACTGGGTCTATTTACAAAACTAATTATGCTTTACCTGCAGCAAGTACTTATGCTATACAGGATGAATTTACTAAAGAAAAAGTAATTGATTTTAGTTCTACTTTTACAAAAATAAGTTGTGATTCTAATGGAAGTTTCTTTGATTTATATTTAACTAATTTAGAACCCGAAAGATATTATAGAATTTTAATAAGCTCTTCTTTAGACGGAAGTGACGTTATAATAGATGATGATAATTTATTTAAAGTTGTAAAACATGGCTGAAATTAAAATTCAAAAAACTGTATTTAATAAACCTGAATTCGATAATGTAATCGATAGAGAGTTTAAATTTTTCACACCACCTGAAGATTTAGCTGATAACGATACAGTACAGGATCTATTTAGACTATACAATAAATTATATTTTGAAATACCTTTAAGAAATAGTAATACTTCTCATGAATATTTAATAAAAAAAAGTTTAGAGCTAGTAGACATAGAAGAAGACAACGAAAGAATACAGCCTCTACTAGACGAAATATCAAATTTAAGAGCTCAATTAGTAGATAATCAAGAAACTATACTTGAATTACAACTACAAAACATAAGTACAAACACGGATGGCTAAAATAGATTTTAAAGTACTTCCTCTATTTCCAGAACAGGTTACCGATATTCAAAGATTCGAACCTAAAGACGTTGTGCTCTTTGGAGATTATAAGGTAAACAATACTTTTTCAGTAAATAATAACTCTATAGAACTTCATGCCTATAGTCAAACGGGTACTTTATTAAAATCTGATTATAATTATAAAGGTTACTCCTTCTTACAAACAGCAGCAGGAGCTGGAAAATCTGGAGAGTCTACTATTAATGTAGACCCAGTTCAAGATAGTATACAATTAGGATATAATACTGGAGGAATAAGATTAGTATATAATTTTATAAATAATTTATTTAGTCCTACTAACAAAAATCCATTATTCTATATTGAATCTATTTCAAGAGATAGAAAAGAAATAAGACTACTTACCACCCAGCTACCTAACGAGTTTGTATTGAGAACAGTTGAAGGTATAAGAGGAGCATTAGACTCAGAATCTTATTTTAGTGATTTTAAATTAAACTTTTTAAATAATACTCATGTAGTAGGAATTAACATCTCTACTGAAGTTTTTAGAGACCAAAGAGCAGTACTAGTAAAATTATACGAACCTCTACCAGACTCTTTCAGTACAAGAGATACATGTAGCATTGTAGAGTTTATAAGCGACTCCTTAGCGTATGAGATTCAAGGAGAAGTTATACCTGAAGAAGTAGTATTTCCTAAATTAGCAGGACCTAACTTCGACATAGATACTGAAGACCTAACAGGTACTCCTAGTCAATTCTTTAATCTTAACGAACTATTTAGCTATCCAGTCACAAGTTCTTATTACGAACTGATGTCTTTAGTTAACGAAAGTGGCTCAATAGTTAGTATAGATCATTCAGAATATTCACAATTTGTACATTTTGGTTCGGCTGAAGAAAGATTAAGAAACTTTAAATATAAATTACAGTTATTAGAATCCTATAGCGGAAGCATAGCTACATTACAATCACAAAGTTCTAATAATTTAGATGTTACAGGAAGTATACAATATTATGAAGGCTTAGTAAAAGGGGTAGTAAACAATTTTGACCATTATGATAGATTCCTTTACTATGAAAGTGGTTCTTATTCTTGGCCTAAATCTAATAGCTCTAGGCCCTATACTATAGTTAGTAGTAGTGAAGCATCAACAACAACCTGGTTTAACGATAACATATCATCGGCCTCTAATTTTGACACATCTAACTTTAACTCACTTACTAATGCAATACCAGCCTTTGTAAGAGAAGATGCTGACAACAATCAGCTACTTACCTTCGTATATATGTTAGGGCAGCACTTCGATAACATATGGGTATATCAAAAAGCTCTTACGGATAAATATGACGCCGATAACAGGCTAAATTTTGGTATATCTAAAGATTTAGTTGGGGATGCATTAAGAAGTTTTGGAACAAAATTATACTCAAGTAACGAGTCTTTAGAGAATTTATTCAGTTACTTTACTGGAGAAGAATATCAATCAGGAAGTTCTAACGCTGCTGCAATACATATTACTGCTTCAGCAGGAGTAAACGAATATTTACAGCCAATGCCTAAGCAGGCATATGCTCAAGAAGTTTACAAAAGGTTATATCATAACTTACCATATTTAGTAAAATCTAAAGGTACAGAAAGAGGGCTAAGAGCACTTATCAACTGTTATGGTATTCCATCTGATATACTAACTATTAGGATACACGGTAATACCGAATCACCTAATATTAATTCTTCATTCTCAGATAACGTATATTTATCACCTGAAGAAAATATTACTAGTTCTTTAGCTTTAGTTTCATCTTCATTAGATAATATATTTGTACAGTATACTGGCTCTATTGTTGAAGGTCGTACTTTATCTCCTGATATATCTATATACAAATCACCCGCAAAGAGATCAAAAACAAGACATACTTTAGAAGTAGGATTTTCAACTGCTGATAATGAAAATGTTCAAATATATAACTCAGCATCAGCTGCAGGAGGATTAAATATAGATGATTACATTGGTGCTCCTAATGATGAATTTGAACCTAAATACACAGGATTGCAGACTTTATTAGATAGCTATACTGCTACTAATTCAAGATATGATATAAGAGACTTTGTTAACTTAATTAGATTTTTTGATAATACATTATTTAAATCTATAAAAGATTATGTACCTGCTCGTACTAACGCATCAGTTGGTATAATAGTAAAACCTAACGTATTAAATAGAAGCAAGGCTAAATTAGTATCTGGATCATTTTCTCAAAGAGAGTATACAGGATCCAAATCTATAGGTACTTTTACTGGAGCAGATGGAGGTGCTTTTGATACACCTTTTAGCGGTAGTACCTCGTACGTAAAGAATTTATTAACACCTTCAGGTTCAGCTATACAAAACTATCATAACTTTGAGATAGCTAAAATAGATGGAGAGTTCGACGGAAGCTTAATAGTTGCGTCTAGTCAAAGTTTATCTGCAGGAAATACATTTACTAAAGAATCAGGATTAAATCTTTTATTTAATATAGAAAATTTTGATGCATCATTTATCTGTGCTTTTACTATAGAAACATTTATTCCACCTACTCCTACTCCATCATCTACTCCTCAAGTTACCCCGAGTATATCTATTACCCCGACTATATCAGTTACTCCTAGTATCACACCTAGTAATACTCCATCAGTATCTATTACCCCTAGTATTACACCCACTATTTCAATAACACCAACAGTATCATTATCTTCTGGAGCATCACCCTCTAAAACACCTTCAGTTAGTGTATCAGGAACTCCTGCAGCTAGTATTACTAAAACTCCATCATCCACTCCACCAGTAACCCCTAGTACTACACCACCAGGTACACCACCAAATACACCACCAAATACACCTCCAGGAACACCACCAAATACACCTCCAGGAACACCACCTGGCACTCCACCTGGTACTCCACCTGGTACTCCACCTGGTACACCTCCCGGTACACCACCTGGAACACCGCCGGTAACTCCTAGCGGTACTCCACCAGTAACCCCTAGTACTACGCCACCGGTATCTCCCACTAAAACACCTTCGGTATCTACTAGTCCACCGGCATCTAGAAGTCAATTTGAAGGATCTTACGGTTACAGCGGCTGTACCCAAGCTTGTGCAGCTGACTCATTAGATACAATGTACTGGGCAGTAGGAGGATTTGGCACAGGTGTAACTATATATACATCTCAAAACGGCTCAGGCACTATTAGCGGCGGAAGCTACTTTACTATGGATGGTGGTTCAACTTGTTACTATAGTACAGGTACTGGAGCTGTTTATCCAGACAGTCTCTGCTGTGTAATAGAAGGAACTTTAATTAGTACATCACCAAGCTCATCAGTAGCTGTAGAAACTCTATCTGTGAGTGATGAAGTATTATCTAAAGATATTAACTGT